ATAGCCTCTTGTAGCCGCCATTCCAACTCGTGTTCGTAACTCTCCAAGAGCTGGCGTATTTGCGAGGAACTTTTCCTTAAGTCTCTGACCGTCCTTTCTAGTTCCACCAACGATGCTTCCGATTTTGGCATCTCCGGCCCCATACAGGAAAGCGTAGATGAAAGTCTTAGCTTGATCTCTAGTGTCAAGGCCCGCAGCCAACTGATTTGCCGTGTGTATATCTCCATTGAGTATCTCATTTGTGTAGTCCTCATCATTCATATAGTGTGCCAACATTCGTAGCTCAAGACCGCTGGCATCCATACCGACTAGCTTGTATCCTTCCTGCACTGTCCACACATCACGACACTGCTTGCCGTAGGGTGAGTAGACCGCTGGTACCTGCCCCATATTGGGACTGGAGTGCGTCATGCGTCCTGTCACTGCTCCGTTGGTGTTCACATACCCGTGTACTCTACCGTCATCCTCGACTGCTTCTAGCCAGCTCTGCACCTGTGCGACACGCTTCTGTATCATCAGGTACTCAGCTATCAAAGAAGCCTGTGGTATTCCTTTCACTGTACTCAGCACCGCCTCGTCTACGATGGCTTGTCCTGTCTCAGTAAACTGCTTAGGCTTCCAGCCAAAGTACTGGAGGTATCGCCCTATCTGCTGTCGTGAACCAAGGTTAAACTGAGGGAAGTCGATGCGACTAAACTCGCCACCCACTGTTTCCCAGTCATCTCCTAAAAACTTTAGGCCAACGACAGACATACTACCGTCCTTCTTAATCTTAGGATTGATCTCCTTGATGTAGGTAGGCAAGGGTTTGAATACCTTCTGTACCTCATCCTCCAGATCAAACTTCTTTTCCTTCAGTTCTGCTAGCAACACGAATGCTTTCTCTTGATCTAAGAGCCAGCCTGTTTTAATTTGCTGTGATACAATGCTTTGTACTTGATGTTCAAGGCTAATGCTTTCAGCTCCAAAATCTGCAAGGTCAAGAAGTAATCTCTTGTACACCAGCACATTAACATTAACGTCTTGCTTGCAATAGTCCACCATATCCTGCGAATAATTATCCCAGTCATCATGGTCTCCTTTAGGTTGATTAAGTCTATCACCCCAGTTACGGAGAGAGTGACCGCCCTCTCTTGATGGGTTAGCCAGTCGTGACATAACTAAAGTATCAGACACCTTGCACTTACTAAAGTCTGTGCCCAGCAGTTCCTCAAGGACAGGTACGTCATAGTCAATGATGTTGTGACCTATGATCTCACACTCTCCAAGACCTGCAATGTAGTCGTTGAACGCTAGTAACGAATCACCTGAGAACGTATGCGTCTCACCGGTGTCCAGTTCCGTAGCTACAATTACCCAGACCTTTGTAGGCTTAAGGCCGTTAGCTTCTATGTCGAATACGATTTGCATTAGAACTCCGCGTTATCTCCTGTAGGACAGGCTGTCTCAATCATGCGGCCTGACTCCTTGTCGTAGTACAGGTAGCATGCGGGGCCAGTCAGACCTACAAACCTATTCTTCAATACACGTACCGTGGTGGTGTTACGTATCTCAGGGTCAGCGTGTTGTTGGTCACGCTCCAAGCCAATGACAATATCACTGAGCTGGGCAATGGATGCTGAACCACGCAGCTCACCCAAGCTGATCTTACCACCGTCCTCGTGTGCCTTGGCACCGCTGGGTCTGCGAAGGTGTGATACTAGGAATAGCCCTACACCTGTCTCCTGAACCAGCTTGCGGAGGTTAGTCATAATACTGTCGATAGCCTTACGCTCGTCACCCGTGTCCTGATCGCTGACCACGATGCTCAGGTGATCAAGGATAATCCACTTGCAGTCCAGACCTTTAGCCATGTAGCGTATGCGTCCCAGCAGGTTGTCCTCGCTCGTACTGCCCCAGTGGTCAAACATAAAGATGCGCCCTGAGCCTAGCGTCCTGTCCCAGTAGCCCTTCTTCTCTTCCTGCGTGACTGTCTTGTCCAAGTGAAGCTGCTTGTTAGCCTCAATGGACATGATGCCCAGAGCTGTCTTAGGGATGTCCTCCTCCAGTGCTAGGATACCAATGTTCTCATCCGTTGCACCCAAGAGGTAATGCTCCAGCTCCCTGACGATCTGCGACTTACCCATGCCTGACCCTGACGTGATTGTCACTAGCTCCTGCTTGCGGAACCCGTGGGTCATCTCGTTGAGACACTCCCAAGGATAGGGTATGGACTTGACATCTGACTGCTTGATAATCATGTCCCATGTCTCGTTACCTGCTACGATACCATCAGGGCGATAGGCTTTAGCGTTCCACCACTCCTTGACAAACGCCTGCACCTGATTGCTCTTGAGCATGTCGCCTGCATCCTTGGCTGGCAGCGTGACATTCTTGGCCTTGTTGGGGGTGAACAGATCAAGCACCGACTTGGCTGCCTCCTGTCCTGCCTTATCGTTGTCAAAGCATATCACCACATTGTCAAAGGTCTCAAGCCACTCTAGGTTCGCTTTGATGTCTTTGGCTGCTCCGGCTGCACCTGATCTGATGGAGACGACTGGCCACTTTCCGTCGAACATCTCGTTGACAGCAAGTGCGTCCGCCTCGCCTTCTGTGATCGTGATGTATTTACCGCCACCTTTGAACGCCTGCTGGCCGAACAACCCTGCCTCATTGAACTCCCCTGTTGCATAGAATGATTTAGTTTCGGTGATCCGCACCTTGGTTCCTGTCACCGTACCTGTGTCCTTGTTATGGTACGGGTAATGATGCTTGACAATTTGTCCGTCCGTACCGTACTCAACTGTCACACCGTACCGCTGGCATGTTGACTGTGAGATACGTCTATCGGGGATTGCCGCTATAACACCTGTCATCTCTAATGACCTCATTGGTTTACGTTGTGCTACTTGACCTATCTGGCCGTTGCCGTGTTCGTAATGGTTGCAGCCCCCGGAGAAGCAGACTGCATGTCCATCACTATAGCGAGCCAGATTGTCCGATGAGCCACACGAAGGGCATGGCTCATGTTGGACGAATGTTGACTCAACCGCCACTAGAAGTCCTCTCCGCCTTCCTGCTCTGCGACCTCCAGTACCTTGATCTTGTTAAGGTATGTGCTGGTTCCGTGTACAGGGTGTGGCTGTCCTTCTGCGTACATGATACGCACCTTAGAGCCTCGACCAATGCGACCCTTGAACGGGTTGCCCTCTGCATCCATCACCGGGACATCGTACTTGGTGCTGAACTTGCGCTGCTTGACTCCTTCGTACTCGCGGAGCTTGACACCAGCTTCGGACAGAGTGCCCGCTGTTGGTTCATCCAAGCTGAGAACCAGAGAGAACTTCCCGGTGGACTGACCCTGATACATCTCATGTTCGTCTAGGTTTTCAAATGCTACTAAGCCTTCTAATACTGCCATGGTTACTACCTCTATGTTATGACCCCTAAGGATCGTTTGGTTAATACTTTAAAATTAATCTTTAAAATTATCCTTTACTACCTGAGTATTATATCAAGTATTTAAGAGTACGTCAAACTCTTTCTCACTTAATTGACCGATGCTGTCATACATAGCCTCATCGCTATGCGACAGGCAGACATTGCACAGGTCTAAGTGTATCCCGGTTTCCTTATCGACCTTCTTTAGTTCATGTTCATTCAGGATAACGTCACACGCTTTGCATCTACTCATCTGGGAATGCCTCTCTGTATTGTATAGTCATATCGTCATAGGGATTGCTATAGTACTCATCACGCATCTGCTTTGTGACCCTCTGTGTTAGCTCTGAGAGCGTCATGCAGTATACCTGATACTCGACTAGCTCATCGACCATAACGTGCGCCTGTGGCTCTATCCAGTCGCTCTGAGCGTAGTCATACCCCAGCATCTCTTCTTTAATCCTACTCATATCTCTACCTCATCATAAACCCGGCCATATGATACCAGACACAAGGGCAAATGTAAAATGACACCCTGAAAGGGCATTGTAATAGATTCGCCAGTGCTTATGTCAGTACACCATACCGGGCGACTGTCTGGGAACTCTAGGTCAAAGCCTACGCCTACCCGGTACTCTATGCTGAGTGTTCTGTTAAAGATTATCATTGGTTTTCGCCTGTTGTTTTTCCAACCATTTGTCGTCACCTATTATATCCGCCAGTGCCTCATCAATCTCCCACTGTTGCATGGGTGGATACTCATCATCATCCAATAGATGCTCGTCTCCGTGGTACTCGTTGTTTCTAGTCATATAAAATACTCCAGTATATTGTTAGTCATTAGCCAGAACACGCCTTTGTGTGCTGCTATTACAATGGCTGTCAGTGTAGACCAGCCCACTACCTCCGCTATGATATTATCCATGATGTCACCCCGTAGCCTATAAAGAAACCCACAGTGAAACCGATTGTACACCACTTGGCGTACCAGTACAAGTCATTCATGACGCTACCTCCTTTGGCATTTGTTCCGTTATGGTATCACATATAGCTAGCGCCTCCTGCAATACGTCCTCTGCGTGTTCTGTGCGTCCTGATGCTAACATCAGCGCCATAAACTCAAGTTTAAATCTGATTACTTCGCCTTTGGTTTTCATTATGCCGCATCCTCAATATGTCTATGGTGCATAAATCGCCCCATAGTAATTAATGCTCTAGCATCGTCTACGTCTAGTCCGTGATGCTCTGCTATTTTTTCTATAGTCAGGTAATTATTGACCCAATCAAGATAAAAATCTATTACTTGTACGCTCATTAATGCTCGCTTATTCATTACGCCACCTCCACTAAATCATTAATCACTGCCTGCGGTACTTCCACTGCTGGCATACCCTGCAGCCACTTGTTGATATGCTTGGTGGTGGTCACACTGTACTTGGTGGATGTACGCACCAGCGCACCCGTGTCTGTACGTGCGGCCACTGGTGTCTCATAGCTAAAGAATACCTGTACGTCGCCCA